TGGCTCTCTTGTTATATATGTTACCACTGATACTAGCATCAGTTGTTGAGTTTGTATAGTAGTTTCTAAGAATATTATTAATACTCAAGTCAATGGCAGACTTAATATATGTGTTCGCAAAAATACCATTAATACTCAAATCAATGGCAGATTTAGTATAGATGTTACCAAGTACACCATTGATGCTGGCATCGATGTCTGTTTTGATGTAATAATCATTCAAAGAAGTTCTAATACTATTAATACTAGCATCGGCATAACCTAATCGAGCATATACGGTTGTTCCAAAACTGGCATCGCTTTGTAAAGCAGTGGCAATTTCAGCAAGTGTGTCCAATGTTTCTGGCGCAACACCAACCAATGCAATAAATTTATCATCAATGGTTGTCCTGTTATAGAAGTTGTTATTAATACTGGAATCAATTGTTGTCTTGTTATAGTAGTTTGTCGATAAGTTGGTTCTTATATTATTGATGCTTATATCTTGATCAGAATTATATTCTTTTATGAAAGGAATATCAGCAATTCCACCACCACTTCCGTCAACACCCGAAAGTGCTGATATAGCATCTGTAATTGTTTGAATACTACTGGCAAACTCATCGGATGTTGTATAAGATCCTAAAATTGAATTGACACTGCTATCAATAGTTGTCTTGTTGTAAAAATTACTATTAAGACTTCCATCAATGGTTGTCCTGTTATAAAAATTACGATTAAGACTTCCATCAATAGTTGTCTTGTTGTAAAAATTACTATTAAGACTTCCATCAATAGTTGTCTTGTTGTAAAAATTACTATTAAGACTTCCATCAATAGTTGTCCTGTTATAGAAGTTAGTATTAATACTTCCATCAATAGTTGTCCTGTTATAAAAATTACTATTAAGACTTCCATCAATTGTTGTCCTGTTATAGAAGTTGTCATTAATACTGGAATCAATTGTTGTCCTGTTATAAAAATTACTATTAAGACTTCCATCAATTGTTGTCCTGTTATAGAAGTTGTCATTAATACTGGAATCAATTGTTGTCCTGTTATAGTAGTTTGTCGATAAGTTGGTTCTTATATTATTGATGCTTATATCCTGATTAGAATTATATGCTTTTAAAATGGGAATATCAGCAATTCCACCACCAGTTCCTTCAACACCCGAAAGTGCTGATATAGCATCTGTAATTGTTTGAATACTACTGGCAAACTCATCGGATGTTGTATAAGATCCTAAAATTGAATTGACACTGCTATCAACATATGATTTTACAAAAGAGGTTGTCGCAACTCGTGTCGAAGTATCTGTAATTAGTTGTGTAGTTGCCGTGGCATTGCCTAAGAGAGGTGTATTCAATAATATATTTACACCATTTACTAAGTAATTTGAAGTGGTATTAATATTCCCAGTTATGTCAAGTGGGTATGAAGCAGTCGTTTTACCAACAGCTAAGTTACCCAAATTGTAATATAAATTGGTAGAATCACCAGATTGAAAACTGAAATATGAAGTTCCAGTATAACCAGTAGGGCCAATAGCACCCAATAATGGAATTGATGTTTGAATATTTGTGGGATATGAACTTGAAAAATAAAATGTAATTTGGTCTGTACTTGGGTTATTTGCCTCTGATCCAACAAATATTTTTATAAACAATTGTTTAGATTCACTGTTGAGGAACCTAGTATAAATCTTGTTTTCAATTGAATACTCTGTAATTACAGTACTTGTCAAATATTTTCTTACACTTGACCCAAGTTGTGTTAGTTCATAATTTCCAGGTGTTGTTTCAAGGTTATAATAAAGACTCCATGAAATATAATTTCGGGCAAATGTGCTACTAGCACATGATGCATAAATATTCATATTCCATGTTCCACCTGGAATAAAGTTTAATGTAACACTATTTGGTTCAATCAAAAATTGTATATTATTTTCGTCACTTGCACTAGCAAAAACAAGTGCATATGGACCTGTTCCAGCCAATGTCTGTGTAAAAGTGCTATTTGTATTGAGTGTTCTTTCTGCTAAATAATATAAATATGTTCTTGATCCATTAAATGATTGTGTAATAGAACGATTATTATAGTTTAAGAAATATACTAAACCTCCACCGGAACCTTGAAAACCAAGGGGTCCACGGTCGCCAGTTGGTCCAGTTGACCCGGTGTCGCCTTTGTCACCTGCTATACCTGCCGTACCTGTGTCGCCTTTTAGACCTGCTATACCTGCCGTACCTGTGTCGCCTTTGTCGCCTTTTAGACCTGCCGTACCTGTGTCGCCTTTGGCACCTGCTGTACCTGCTATACCTGCTGCTCCTGTGTCGCCTTTTAGACCTGCTGCTCCTGTGTCGCCTTTGGCTCCTGCGGATCCTGCTTCTCCTGTGTCGCCTTTTGTCGATGCAGTACCTGCTGGTCCTTGTGGTCCTATTGATCCTGTGTCGCCTTTGGCACCTGCGGTTCCTGTGTCACCTTTGTCACCTTTGGCACCTGCGGTTCCGTTTGTCCCTGGTGTCCCTGGTAATCCGTTTGCTCCGTTTGCTCCCGCTGGTCCCTGAGACCCTTGGGGTCCTTGGGGTCCTTGGGGTCCTTGAGGTCCTTGGGGTCCCGCCGGACCTGCTGGTCCCGTTGGACCAGGTCCCGAACCATCAGGATATATAATTACAGTATCGGATGGTCTTGATGCGTTAAAGTCTGTCGCGCTAACACCAATTGGTACAAATTGTTGTGCTACGCCGCGAGCAACCAGATTTTGCGTATATGTACCTGTATTTAATGCTGCTGTTTTTTTATTAATCATAAGACGCTATATAAATAATAAGTAAATATTTAATTGTGTTAAATAACTACGCAATTATAATGGATAATGTGCCGTTTCAATTATCTATATAACAGATTTTGGCCGAGATTTGATAATGTCACTAACCGTTGTAGTGGTTGGAAATTGCGTTTTTCCAAATACATCTTGTAGCAACACCCATTCAAATATGCCACCTGGATAAATCCAGACATTTCGAAAACCCAATGTGAGTAGTTGGGTGCGTTTTTTTGCTAGGCTTTCATAATCATCCGTGTTTTTTCCGTAAATGATGATATTTGTATCATATTCGCGGTCATTCAACAAATTATTTATGCGTTTTGTTTCATTTAAAATAGAGGTTGTTCCACTGATTAAAATAGCTTCATCATCCATTGTGTGTATCAATATGCCATTTTTTATAGACAATCCTCTCTGTATATCTTCGTAATTGGCTGTTATTTGTGTTGTTGAACCGGTGTTTCCCATTGACTTAGAAAGGAGTGTACACTTTATGCTTTTTCTTAATGTTTTTTCCGTCGAGTCTTGCGTGACCTGTGGCTTACGGTTGACCCATGGCTTACAGTTAACCCATGGCTTACGGTTAACCCATGGCTTATGCCGCCCTTACGTTTACGTTTACGTGTTTGTGTTGGATAAACCACACGTCGAAATGTCGAATCTTCATCAACACGTCCTTCACTCACTAATGATAGAGGTGTCCCACTAACAACATAATTCTTGTATAAATTACCAAGTCCATTCCTAATAATATTTGATTTTGAAAAAATCGAATAATCATGCGTTGAAAAATCTTTCATCAATTTACCACAAATAGTTTGAATAGTTCTGAACATTGTATCTCGATTTGGACTATATCCGGTCATAATATCAAATGATTCAACCAAAATGCCATTTTCACGATTGAAACTATGGAAAATATTGGCCGCGCGATTATCCACCAGAAACGTATTTCCTCGTGTATATTTTCCCGGATACGCTTCATATACACGCCGCAAATCCTTTTCTTCGCGACCATTTGCTAAATCCGCCTCTATTTCTTCTCGGGAATAAACAAATACAAAAGGGCTCGTTTTCAATCCTGCATATTTTGTAATTTCTTTGTCAATAAACTTGGAATAGGTTTTGTTGCCGTATGTCCATATTGCGATCTCAATATTATGGGCTTTTGCGAATCGAATAAAGTCTTTGAGACCCGGGCGAAACAACACAATATGGGATTCCGATTCATGTGCGTCGATTTTACCGGGAAATAGTTTTTTATAAGAATGCCACCGATTCATGCTGTTTTCAGTATGCAAATACTGAATCATCGTTTCATCAATATCAAATATAATACAGAACGGGGGTGGGTTGTGCTTATTCATAAAATGATATAAACGGGTTTTGTATATATATACAGAATACAATGCTAGTTGCCTCTACCAGTAGTTGTAATGTGTGTTGCTGTAAATACAATAAATCCACGCACAGCACCGTAAAATGCTATTTCCCCAGTTGCTCTTTTGAGGCATGTAAAGAATGTGTGCGGACATATTTAACTGGCACTACAAATGACCCGCATTGTATGAAATGCCGCAACAAATGGAACATTGAATTTTCCAAATCGGCATTGAACGCGTCTTTTATGGAGAAAGACTACCGACAACATCGACGGACCATATTGACTGATATGACCATTGCAAAAATCCCCGAACATTATGAAGGTGCGTTGCGGTATGCCAAAATCTCGGATTCGGATAAACGAATGGCGGAAATAATGGCGCAAATTGATGAACATCGGACGCAAATCCACGAATTGTATCGAGAATACAATACGATTGTCAATGAAATGGGGAATCCGTCGACTACGGCTCGAAAGTTTGTGATGCAGTGCCAAACCGCGGGATGCCGCGGAATGTTGTCGACACAATACAAATGCGACCTTTGTTCTAAATATACTTGTCCCAAGTGTTTTGGGGCGATTGAAGGCGAAAAAGAGGCGCATGAATGTAAACAGGAAGACGTGGATACCGTAGAAGAGCTGCGCAAAAATACGCGCCCGTGTCCCAATTGCGGAATGCGCATTTCCAAGATTGACGGATGCGACCAAATGTGGTGTATCGAGTGTAAAACCGCGTTTAGTTGGAGCAAGGGTACGGTTGAACGCGGGGTTGTCCATAATCCGCACTATTATCAGTGGATGCGGGAGCGCGGAATCACCGAGCCTCCTGCTCAATGTGGTGGAGTGGCGGCTTTCAATGTGAGTGCCCGTCGTATTTCAGATATATTGTCGGATTGTCTCAGTTCGCGTCGCGTTCCGCGTGTTTTTTGCGAAGTATTTGAAAATGAGAAAGGGTTATTGGGGGTGAACCCGGAAACATTGGGACGAAAAGATGTGGCGATGCGCAGTTTAATTGAAAAATATATGCCATTTTATGAGAGTCGCGTAAAGCCATTTGTTGTACAAACAGAATTGATGAATAATGCCATAGTTGCCAATTTGCGATATTTGACCAATTTCCATAGATATGTGATTCATATTGAACAAGTTGAAATGAATCCGTTGGCCAACAATATTCGTGCTCGAGGCGAAAATTATCGGATGATTTATCAATATATTTTGAACCAGATTGATAAAGACCAATTGGCGGATGATTTGATTCGCATGGATAGTATGAATATGAAAGATCGCGCATATTTGGATATATTGGACGCATTTGTCATGGTAGGGAAACAAATCATGATTGATTGTTTTGCGGAAATGATGGAAAAACGCGACCCACAGTGCATGTCATTATATGAAAAGTTTGAACACGGAAATGACAGTCTCAAATATAATAGTGCCAAGTTTATTTCGCAGTTTGTGATTTGTGAATGTGAGTTCACATGTGATAGAATGGCGAATTATCACAAGATGATGCTGGATATTACGAGTAAATATATGACTGCCATTAAGAAATATTGCGCGTATTCTACGGGGGAGGCATTGCGGTTTCTTTTGATATACAATAGTAAGAAATCGTTGCCATTGTGGGATTACATGGAAGGTCGGTCGGGATTTCAGTCGTTCAAAAACAAGACGCAAATACAACAAATCTTGGACCAACATAGGACGACGCTGGATGAGTTGAATCGCAAAGACGCAGAAGCAGCAGCTGCGGCTACGGCTACGGCTGCTGTAGAACTTGAAAATGTGTTTATTCCAAATGCCTAGATGTAGGAAGAGAATTGTATTATACATTTGGAATATGTCCAAATGTGTAATTAGGTGGGTTATCGGTTGTTATTGTGGTATTTAGGTCTTTGATTGGGTCTGGATTCATGGTTGCGATTTGAGTTATAATTGGCTCTCGAGTTATCGCTTTGTTTATGATATATTCTATTGGTATTCGCATTGGCATTCTGTTGATTCGATATCAGCTCCGCAATATGTGTATATTTCCCCAATGCCACTTGTTTTACAGGCTCCCACATCCGGAATTTACGATTAAATACACATTCGATTTTATGTTCCCTAGCCAAATCCACATATTTGTCCACGCGTGTATCTTGGAAACATTCTTCGTCGTCACTTTCTTCGCCGTAATCAATATTGATATTTTCCCGGATTTTGCGAAATAACGAGTTCATGGTTTTACTTTGAGCCCGGGTTCCAATATATGCCACGCCAACATAAACATCGGGCCTCTCTTTTCCATAGGCAAACAAATGATACACGTCGTCGCGAATATCGGCCATCGCACGGAATATTGCCTGGTGCGAATATACCGGTAGACGATAGTCGCAATCGGTGCGCGGGACAAGCATCTCCATGGACGGCACTTGTTCAACAATTGGTTGCGGCTTCTTATATATGTGATTCAAATATGGCGCTACAGAACCAGTTGAGCGGAATTGGATGTGGTGGCTCATATATTTGGCGGACTTGGTGATTGATTCGTAAAATGGAAGCGAATCCAGTGCTGCGTCATTTACTACACGTATGTAGGGTAGCGCGACCAACAGCTGGTCTTTGGACACAACTTTATGTTGCGATGGCACATTCTTTGTGAAAAAATACTGTAAAAATGTGAGCTTTTCGCCGAAAAGCATCCGTTTCATATCGGTGCCTTCATAGTGGTAAATGTCCTCGACGACGAATATTTGGTTTGAGTCTGGCTCTTGTACTATGGTTCCATACAACAATGTGCCAAAATATGTGTCTACACGCAATGACGGAACATTGACACGAGTCATTTTACATATTTGGCGGGATTTGTTGAGATCGATTAAGATGGCAATATCTTCGGTGTTGTCGAATGTAAACCAGATGAGCTGTTTTTTCCCCGCGGGAATAGACATGCAAACGTCGTAGATAGGAGGAACTTTCTTATGCGCAAATGTTTCATAAGAAAGTTCAAATTGGGGGAAACGATGTAATATGTGTGAATAATCCATTATATTAGTAGGTTAGATAGGTTTATATTGTTTGGTTATATTAATTATAGATGTTTTCATCATTAAGTAGTTTAGGGGGGGTGGTAAAATCAGCTGCTCCTACCGGTCTTCCCAAAGAATATCCACCATTTACAACCAGTTTAACTGGTGGCGATGTAACTTATACAGGAAGTGTATATGTATTGACATTTAAATCAAATGGTACTCTAACATTTAAGTCAACCTCTATGCTCCCTACTACTGTAAATTACTTATTAGTTGGTGGAGGAGGTTCTGGAAGTGTTGGTAATAATCCTGGCGGTGGTGGTGCTGGTGGTAGTGTTGTACAACTCCAAGCTGGTGGTTCTGGTGTTATAGCAACTTCGGATTTAACAAAAACATTCACATTTACAGTGGCAACTTCTGTTGCTGGACCATATATACCTGGTACAAATGGGATTGTAGGAAATAATGGAAATCCAACATCTGCTGCGATAACTGGCGGAAGTACTTATACTGCTGCCGGTGGTGATAGTGGAAAAGCAGATGGTACTGGAGGTACTGGAGCCAATGGTGGTGGTTCTGGTGGTAATAAAGGTATTTCTGGGGATAGTGGTTCTAATGGAACAACTGTTAGTATACGTTCAATATCATATATTTTTGGGGGTGGCGGTTCTGGTGGTAATAATGGTGGTACTAATCCAATCGGAGGTCTTGGTGGCGGTGGAGGTGCCGGTAACGGCAGCATGGGTAATAATGGTGTAGCATACAATAGACCTAATGGTGTCAGTCAGACCGGTGGTGCTGCAGGATTTGCCAATTCAGGTGGTGGTGGCGCTGGTTGTAATGCTAATAATGATTTTTCAGCCCGTGCCGGTGGCTCCGGTATAGCAGTTGTTTGGTTTACATACACATAAACAACGAGTATCATGTCTACATTGCCAAGTATTCCTCCTCTGTCAATTCATCAGAGCACTCCACCAGTATTGGTTCGGGTTTCTCTTTCTTGGCCGCCTTTGGTTTTTGTATGGGTTTGGTTTTTGTTGGTGCCTGTACTAGCGCCTTTCCCTTTGCTTTGGGTTTCACAATTTCTTCCTCTGACTCATCCGACTCTACATCTTCTTCAGAATCGTCGTTGTCGTCGCCTTCATCTTCATCATCCGAATCCACTACAAAATCGTCTTTCACATATCCATCTTTGGTTTTTGGCAACCCGACGACTTCATCGTCAGATGATTCGATTTCCTCATCTTCAGAGTCCACATCTTCAAATCCGCCATACAAATGCTCCATAATATCTTCAAAGTCTTTCACGGACAAATCGGCCACTATACCATTCTCAATATTTAGGACAACACAACTGCCGAAAAAAAGCGTATTATCCATCGGCGGTGGAAACTCATATTTGTTCTCCGAATTGGCACGACCCGCCGTTTTGCCATAGAGGCACAACTTGTATTCGATTTCGTTGAATGCGACGGACCAAGTATGGGCAAGGGCAAATCCGTCGATGCTCTTGAATCCGCATTTTTTACAAAGGGCTTCCAAATCAAGACCATCAGTTTTAATTGACTTGAGCTTTCCGGATTTGTCGACAAGTATCAGTGAGGGCATTTAGATGGTTATTTTCTGAGATATGCGTTTATATGGTTTTGGTTGTATTTTTGATTTTTTGTGCGTGTAGTATATAATGCCACGAAAACAACAACACGGATCTGGGTTTTTAGATTTCATGAATTCGGACCCCAAGAAAAAGATAGAGACAAATACCAAAAAAATAGAGGAGTTGGAGAAAGATTCTGAAACGAAATGCGAAGCTATTAAGAAGGCTAATGCTGAGAAAATCAAAAGTCTTACTGCTGAAAATGCCAAATTACAAGCCCAAGTTGATGCGAAAGCCAATGAGAAGCCTGCTGAGTCAATTGCGTCGCGATTCTCAGGCTTGTTTTCTTTTGGTCAATCGGCATCAGAGGACAAGGACAAACCGGTAGAGGCTAAGGCACCAGATGCGGAGGACAAACCGGTAGAGGCTAAGGCACCAGATACAGAGGCCAAACCGGTAGAGGCTAAGGCACCAGAGGCAGATGTCAAACCGGTGGTAGGCAACAGACTTTTTGGCGGAAGAAAATCGAAGAAACAAAACCGCAAGTCCGCAGTAGCTGCCGCAGCTGGCAAAAGTAAGAGACGCAAGTCAACCAAAAAGTAAAGCGCGTTTTAACATATATCAAAAATACCAACACTTTTGATATATGGTGTTCAACATCGTGATTGTATCTGTATTAGTCATTTTAATTATCCATTACTCAATTGATTATTTGAAGTCTTTCCTAAATCCCTTGCCGCCAAGTTTAGAAGACCTGAAGTACAAAAAATACAAGACAATTATTGATGAAATGACGAGACCCAAGATTGAACCTGTGCTAGGGTCTGACAAAGATCAGCCTAACCAAGTGGCGGAACCTGTGCTAGACTTGGACCAAGATCCGCCTAACCAAGTGGCGGAGCCTAGTCCAGGCTCGGACCCTGACCTACAATCATATTTTCAAACCATGTACGATTTCAATTCAATCATGGATTTCGACCAATAAACGGGGGTTTATATCAAGGGTTTATAATTGACGGTACTATCAAATCAATATTGTTGATGAATATTTCCAGTGATTGGACATTGTTCGCCGCCGAATTATCGGTACACAAAAAATCAATAATATCCATCACAACTTTGATTCGGTCCGATGTCCAGATACCATTAAGAGAGGCAATCGTCGTCACGTCGTAAACGGCCGTCATCGCGTCTTTTTTGAAGAGGTTGTCATTCATGTATTCGTCTAAATAGTTCTCAATAAGATTGATGTAGAGGTTTAGACATAATACGATGACCGGACACGCCTTATAAGTTTCTTTCAGTCGGTCTAGTCCCGCGATAGCACATTGGAATAGCTTGCGGATATTGGGCGTTTTGTCGCGGAATCGCGGATTTAGGAAACTAGAACACGCAAGTTGGATTGGATTGTACAAATATTGTAGGTCTGTTTTACCGGAGTTGAAATACATGCGACACAGAGCCTGGAATGGTCCCGGTTCCTGGATGAAAAAAACATTATCGCCGATGCGGATTTTTGTGCCGACGGGTTTGTTGCGCAAAATGGCGAGTTTTACAATGACAGATAGTGGGTCCAAGATATAAAGGCGATAATTGATGTTTTTAGGATTGTCGGGGATATCGACGATGCCGGACATATATATTTCGGATGGCGAAAATCTTTATGCTGTTGCGTCCCGAATTGGTTTTCCATCGTAGCGGAGTTCGACACCGTATTTTGCGAGGACTTGGTCGAGTTTTTCTACTTGTGAATATTTAGGCTTACCGTTTATGCTGCCGCACACAACGTTTCCATCGATGTCTATCATTTCTGGAGTCCGGATGGTATCGAGAGTTACGCGAAAGTCTACCAAGTCAAAATGTTTAATTTGCGGGAATGCTACTATACTGTCTACTATAAACGCAGTTATACCGCGAATTACACACGTTAGACCGTGGTCGTGTTTTTTATGACATCGATTCGCAAATACGGGTTTTACAACTCTTTTTTGGTTTTCATAGACATATTGAAATCCAACTACAACATATCCAGATAATGGGTCTGTTTGCTGAATAGTTGATATTGCGTTTACGTGCGGTTCGGCTTTGATTTTTTGCGTAATGTCATTGATATGCGCTTGCGTGTCTTCGACTATTTCGGCCTTGATTCGCGTAATGTTGGCCGTCATCATTGGATGCCAGACATCCGTGTAGTCAGTGATTCGGCGTTCTAGACGTTCAATATGGTGGTTGTAATTGGCACATATGTTGCGCATTTCTTGGACTAATGCGGCATTCTGTTGTTGAAGTGCAACATTCTGTTGTTGAAGTGACACAGTTTGTTGTTCAAGTGACACAGTTTGTTGTTGAAGTGACACAGTTTGTTGTTGAAGTGCAACATTCTGTTGTTGAAGTGCAACATTCTGTTGTTCAAGTGCTGAGATGCGAGATTCCAATGCGGAGTTGTCTTTTTTTGAGCTAAACATTTTATTATAACGTGGATTTCATATATTTTTGTTGTCAAAATATACGAAAAAACAATTCAATTTTTTGTTACTATCTTATGCCAACGCTGGTAAAATACGCCAACTAATATATACATATTTGAATGACTCCAAATATAACAGAATTGTATTATAAATATGAGACAATAATCAAATATTCAACATATTCATTTGCGGGATGGTTCTTGTCATGGGTTTTGTTTTTTATTATGCTTCCAGGAATGATTGATTATTTTGGAAAAGTAAAAGGCTCGTTTTTTAACTACGCATTTAGTTGGATATCTATGTTTGTTATTATTCTTATTCTTTCTATGTTAGACCTTATGAAAAAGAAAGAGAAACGTTCGTAAGTAAACTGTATAAAAACAACATACTAATAATACAACTATGATTATTGGGCTTTGTGGTGCCCAAGGTTCTGGTAAAGATACTGTCGCCAATATTCTCGTCGCCAAGTACGGATTTGTTCGCATTTCTTTTGCCGCCGCGCTTAAAGATGTGATTGCTATATTATTTTCTTGGCCGAGACATATGTTAGAGGGAGATACCCCGGAATCGCGGACGTGGCGCGAAGCGCCGGATGCCGAGTGGTCTCAGAAAACGGGGATTCCCGGATTTAGTCCGCGCAAGGCTCTCCAAACGGTCGGTACAGATTTGATAAGACACCATATTTATATCAATTTGTGGATAGATATTGTGGAAAAACGGATTGCCATGATTTTGTCGGAGAATCCTGAAGCCAAGATTGTGGTTACTGATTGTCGATTTACCAATGAAGTCGCCGCGGTAAAAAAGTTTTCGGGGGCCAGGCTTGTCCGGATTGTGCGTCCGGATTGCGAGAACGGCTCGCACATGAGTTCCCACTCGCATTTGAGTGAGACAGTGGATTTGAGCGAGAGTGTCGATATTACGCTGGTTAATAATAGCACCATAGAGGCCCTTGAAGGGATGGTCAACATGATTATCGACCATTAATTCTGCTTCCAGTGTTTGCCACAATCAAGGCACGTTATGAAAATCGTGGACGGCTCATCCGCTGAGCGGGTCTGTAATTCGTAATAAGTACAACGCTTGGATTTACACTTCTTACATGTGAACATTTCGGTCATTGCCTCGACATTGATATTGTACTTGTTGCTGTCGCGCTTTATTTTTGCGTCAATCATCGTGCGCCAATGTTCGGGGTTCATTTCCTGGTGAGTCATGAATGCTAGTGTTTTGGGGCTGATGTCTTCGTTTTTTAGCAATTGTCTGAGTGATTCGTTTTTTAAATTGATGTAAATGGTTCGAAGGCGGTCCATGTAGATGGTGGAAAACGTTGGCACGTCCCATTTTTTGATTACTTTCATATTGGATGCCTCTTTGATGGCATAATTGTAGACGCCGATTTCCACATTTGCTAGAATTGTGGGGTTCATGTCTTTGCCGTATACGGCAATTAATTTAGAGCGAACATTTTCGCGAAAAACTGCGGGATTCTTGATAGGTTGATTGGACATTGTTTATTTAAGAGAGGATACTTTATGTTCTTTCATGAAGTAAACCGTGCGGCAAATCAATTTTTCGGTAGATAAAAACTGTTAGTTTTCATCTACCGAAAAACACTTTGTATCCAAAACATAAATGTTTTGTATCCAAACAATTTTTTTGAACACTTTGTAAGTTGAAAACCCTCTGGATTATTCAACTTACAAACAATTTTTCAACACACCATTTGTTTCCACCCGGTAAAAAACGGCACCTCTCTTCCACTTATAGTATGTTTTCCAAATCAGCAACTCGCCAGTATTCGCATCCATTGTTCGGCAGCGGTCTGCGAATAATCATCGGGATTTTCTTATGTTCAAACTCCATTAGCGCAATCACATACCCATCCAGGATTTCATCGCTAACCACTACAAACGGTTTTGCCCCAGCATTAATTTGTTTGGCACGTTCGCCTAAAATCTTCGCCTTCTCGTACTTTGTGATAAATGGCAAAGTCTTGTGTAATGGGTCAATTATGATTCCGCGTTCGTTCCGTACAATAGTACACATCGCCTCTACTTCATGGTAATTGTGAATCATTAATTCGGGATGATGTTCCGTGATGACATTTTTTCGAACTTCATCGTTGAACTTTTGAAGCTTGGTTTCTTCATCATCATCTTCATCACTTAGTTCCAATTCATCTTCATCATCATCGCCAATAAATTGAGCACCTGGTTTTTTTTCAAATAGTTCGTCGTCGTTGTTGGACCCAGATTCCCAGCTTCCTTCATCAACATCATCGTCATCATCACTTATTTCCTCCATATTTTCGTCATCGTCATAGTCGCCAACGCCGCCTACCTGGGCGACTCCTGCGGCCTTCTTTACTTTGCTTATGTATTTTAAATCAGCGCCGTCATCGTCATTATCGGAATCGGAACCACCAGAACTGCTTTCGTAATCGTCGTATTTTTTATCAGCCATTTTGTATTATAATTTATGTAATTATTTATATTTTAAATCAATTTTTCGAACATACAAAACCCGATGGGTTTTTGTATGTTTGAAAAACACCGTTTGTAAAAACGTACCGTTTTTACAGCACGCAATTTTTCGAACATAACCCCAACAGGGTTTATCTTCAAAAAACACATTGTGTTATTATCACAAAAAAACATACACGATCCATATCTTTATTTGTTGTCGTCTGTCTTCCATGTGGTATTACAATTTTCGCAAATATACAAATATTTCATATTGTCGTCATCGTAGCGAAGGTAAATGATGCTGGAATTATCTTCAGTGGCCGCCGATGCCGATGCCGATGCCGATTCTTGTTTTCCACAATTCTCATTCGGGCATTTCATATTGGTGATTCGCGGAAGCGTATTGTCATGTTTGATGTATCGATTTATCATATGACTAAATTGTTGCTCCGACTTCTTGTAATCGGTGCGCAATACAACCACACCATTCTCGGCGGGTTCATTGTCTTCATGTCCACAAAATCGGCAATAATAAATCAGCGAGTTCTCATCCTCGGTATTTATTTTGATGTAGTACATATTATTGCATTCGGAACAAAACTTCATTTTTGCTATATATTATGGTATCACTTTATGTCATTTGCTGGTTTTCAATTTTCTAGGGTTCATCCTCTATATTTTTGATATAATATACATGATTTCCACCACTTTGTTGCTGCGATTCTGTAGATTTCGCGACCCCTTGAATGTATCATAATCGATTTCGCGCTTTTCCACAACATATGGTTCAAATAATTGCTTCCATTCTTCGGCCTCTATAATTCCCTCGTTGTTATACGAAAGCACGACATACGTGGATTTTGATGTCGTCTCCGCAAGTAGTTCCCGCATCGCATTGACTGCCGTTTTGCCACTATTGTATGCGGATTTGTTCCAGTTTGTGGGTATACCCGATACTCGTGACAGTGCCACCGGTTCGCGATTCTCGATAATTACATTCAGCATGAAATAGTTGCTTCCGTAGGGGTGCTGGTTGTAAGGTGGGTCTAAATAAATGACATCCAATGACGGCGGGATTTGCGTTTTTATTACGTCGCCGATATCTCCGCAAGAACACTGGACTTTTGACAGTATAGTGCTAGACCAAATCGGGATTTCCACACGAATTGGTTTCATGATTCTCGAGAGGGCATTTTTGCCTTTGCCGCCGAAACAGCCGAGTTCGCCGTCTTTGTAGAATCCCTTGAATACACCCGCGGTATTTGTATGAATACTTGCCTTTATCAAGAGAGGCGCTAGTAAATAATTTTGGAGCTCGGGTTCCACTGAATCGGCAATATATTGGCGCAGCGTATCAATAATCAGGGCATTTTCGCGCGTATAAAAGCAGCGTTCGCCGGGCTGGATATTCTCCGTATCTTGGGGGGCGTAGAGGCGCGAAATGGGACCATCCAGTCGGTAAGGTCCCGTGGCGGCAATGCGGTTCATCTCGTCAATATGTGCGGCAATTTGTGCTTGGACTTCTGCCGTGGGCGTCTCCAGAAAGCACCGCGACATAATATGCGCATATTGTTCTAAATCATTTGTGTAAACCTGGTCGCAAAGACTCATGAGTCCACGGATGACAACGCCGGAACCGGTGAATGCGTCCATGATTGCGAGCTTGGGTTTTTTGAGTCTGTTGCGGAGATTGTCAACAATTTCGAATATGTGCGGAATCAATTTGCGCTTGTTTCCGATACAAGTGAGCATTGATTGATATGTGAATGTGTCGGTGGTAAATAGAGTATCTTCGTCGATTAAGTCTGTCATTGTGTTTTAGTGTAATTAATAGAAGATTTACAATTTAAATCAATTTTTTACACTATTGTTGTATATAATGGATGTCGGGTAACGAGAAAAATAGACACGCGTGAGCATGTTTATTTCTCCCCCTATCCATCGATGGCTTATTTGGTTAAGCCGATGACTTATTTTGGTATGTTATCAATTGCCATGTCGATAACACGCATACAGACTGCCTCTATCTCGGCCGGTGTCCATACGGATGCTCCGTGTTCCATCTCATCCCACTTGTGCGCTTTCACAAACATAGAGGCAACACATCGTCCACCAAATCGTTTGGTAATATTGATTCGCGAGACCATTTCTGCGACCATGGTTGCTTTGGCTTCAACTGATGTTGATGGTGATATTTCCACGTAGTTGTTCTTCACACCATAATTCATCATTTCCAGGCGTTTTGAAATGGTTTCGGAGCTGTGTAAATCGCAGCCGGATGCGAATAGCACATAGGGAAACACCGGCAATCCGCCGAATAACATCTCTGCTCCACGGATGTTTTTTGCCGCGCGTTCAATGGCATTGCCGGTTGCTTGTCGCGCGAGTCCTTGGGCACGACGTTCGTCGTTGGTACCTTGGAGTTTGTCTTCGGTCAACAGAATAGGATACGATTTATCGCCGATTCTGGCAATGATGATTCCGCCGTCGGGTTTCATAAACACCTTTTTGTTCTCGGGGCAATTCTCGATTTCTTCGCCGGTGTGTTGTGCGAAAATCTCCATGACATCATAGAGGCTGATTTGTTTGAGAAATGTGAGTGTTCCGCCGAGTTCGGCAATGCGTGCTCTGGCATGGGGAATGATTTTTCCTTGAATCACAGATGTGAGGCGATCTTCGGAATGTTTGCTGTTGTCGTTGAAGTGTTGACCGCCGTCGTGCATTGTCTTGATACGGGTGCGAAGCCCTGCTGACTGGGTCTTTTGCTTAGGAGTTGTCTCCAAAGTATGAGTTATCTCCGACGTAGAGGTTGTCTCCAAAGTATGAGTTGTCTCCGACGTAGAGATTGTCTCCGACGTAGAGATTGTCTCCGACGTAGAGGTTGTCTCCGACGTAGAGGTTGTCTCCGACGTAGAGATTGTTTCACTAGATGGTGTTTCACTAGAGGTTGTTTCACTAGAAACAGAGTCAGAGACAAGGTCTTGGTTGTTGTTGGGTTGTTCTTGTTGCATTTTATTATTATTCATTATGTTTTGTATTTTTATGTTATTGAAATATTTATAAAAAAGATTTCAATTTCTTGGGCATAAATCTTACAGATTCATGCCCAATAAACACCTTACCTCCAAAATATAAATATTTTGTCGTTCAGCAATTTCTTGGATGTGAATCTTATAGATTCACATCCAAAAAACCCCCTACCACAAAAACGTACCGTTTTTATGGTATGCTATTTCTTGGATACCCCCCGTTAGGGGGTCTATGCTGTTTTATCAGTACAGCATCTATGCTGTTTTATCAGTACAGCATCTATGCTGTTTTATCAGTACAGCATCTATGCTGTTTTATCAGTACAGCATCTATGCTGTTTTATCAGTACAGCAT